TCAATCCGTCAGTGCCGTCCTGGTAGTCCTCGTCCACTCCGTATCCGAACGAGAAGTCAGTTATCACTCCCTCCTTCATAAGCGCATAGCACTCGGCTGCTCTCTGTACTTCGAGGATAAGCTTGGCCTTGACGTATAGTCCGTATTCGTCCTCGCGGATCTCCAATGTTTTTGAGATAGGCTGGTCCCAATCGTGGCACCATACTCCCTTTGGATAGCGAGGGAAGTTTTCTTTAATGAAATCTATGAACGCACCCTTGTCTACCACTTCGCCATACGAATCGGCATTGCCGAACACGGAGACATACGCTTCAAAGACTCCTTCGCCTTCTTCAGGAAGAGCTTTGATTTTTGCGGGACAGATAAATTTCGCTAACTTTACTTCCTTGCCTTCGATGCTTTTTAGTTCGTATTGTTTCTTTTCCATGTTTTTATAAAAAAAGAGTCCACGCTTGAGCTCTCCCTTAAGATTGCTTGTCGTGGACCCGTGAGTCCTATTAATATTTTTCTTAATTATAACACCCCGATTTTTTTTTGCAAGTCCTATGTCTTTGCTCTGAGTGTTGGCGAAATTGAGCACTGACAATTTATCGTGTTTTCTGGACTCGCATCTGGATCTCCTGGGAATTGTAGATATTCTCCGCCGACCTGGAAGGCCTCATTGACTCCCACGACTTGGCCGTGAGCTGCCATGTGAGCGTCTCTCGAGTTAGAGAATATTGATATCCACATTTTGTTTTCAATGCCCTGGTCTTTCATTTCGGCTCCTCGTCCGAAGTTCTGAGCTGATCCGACTTCCGTTCTGGTGATGGTCTCAGCTCTGAATCCTTCAGCCTCTCCGTATATGCTTGAGATTCTATTTCTCAATTCTCCCATCGCCTCTCCCTGGGCTACACCTTCTTCAAGCGATCGTCTCAATGCCTCTCTTGTCGTCTGATTGACGCCGAGCATAATGAACGATCTGGCCTGAATGTAGTCTATAACTTTCGGAGAGTTAAGAATGTCGGTATCAGGAGATAGTCCGAGCAGCTTTCTGATCGCCTCGGCTCCAGTGTTGATATTGTCGCGGTACATTTGTCCGGATATCGCAACGAGCAAGTCGTCCTGCTCTTTCTTCGGGAATATGATTTGATTGAACCAGTTGCCGAAGTTGACTTTGCGACCTCTCGCAGTCCTGCCCTTAGGCAAGTCGGCTTCCTTCAGGTTATCGAGCACAATGTGCATCTGGTCTCTGAAAAAGTCCTTGAGTTGTATTATGAATTTCTTTTGCTCGGTTTCAAGACCCTTTAAGAAAAGCAAGCGTTCGTTTTTTAGGCGAGGATCTATTTCGACCTCCTCGTCTCCTGTCTGTTTCAGTGTCGCTTTAACGTTAGATATCTTCACGACTATCTTGCCGTCCTTTCCGCCTGCAGCTTTATTGATGCTATCGAACACCCTGTTTTTGACTCCGTCGAGAATGGCTCTCTTGAGGTATGTCCTGGCAAGGATTTTCTGTCTGATTTCTTTAACCTTTTTGCTTTCCTCTTTTTCGCCCTTCATTTCTATTTTCTCAAACTTCACGTCGGGAGGAAGTACCATACCTTTTGATTTCTCTCCTTCCACCATTGGATACACCCCGAGCGGTTTGTATATCGCATCGCCTCCCTTCATCGCGGGAAGGCTCATATCGAAGGATCCTTGGAATAGATTCCTGCAGTCATTGGGGGTTAAGAAGCGACCCTCTCCTGCAGTGGCGAGCGCAATCTTATTCACAATGTCGTCGGGAATGGGAGACTCGTAATCAAGATACTGATTCGGGTTTATTTCAGGTATTAGGAATTCGTTAAATTCTCCAGTGATCAGTCTCATTTCTGGATCCACTGTATCGCGTGCGAACACTCTCTCTCCCACTTCAGCGTTGGCAAGGTTAGCGTCTCCAGTGATCAGCGAAATTGGCACGCCGATAATTGTCGTAATGGCGTCCCTGTTAAACTTCCTTGTCTCAGTCAATTGCATTTCTGTCGGGCTTCGGCCGATTATTTCAGGCTTCAATCCCGCTTCAAGTATTGCCTCTCTGCCGGCGTTGTGCGGTCCCGCGTGTCTGGCGTTCCACTGAGCCTTTAACCTGTCGAATGTCTCGTCAGATAATTGCTGCTCGGTTGAAAGGACGAATCCTGGCTCTGCCCAGTTGTCGAGCAAGCACTTATTCCAAATCGCAGCAGCCATGTCGGCGTCTATCTCAAGACCTGCGGCCGAGACTGCAGACATTCCGGTTAAATAGTCAGCGGGGTTGGGCTCGTTTATCATAACGATATCGCTCGCAGCGAATTGCTTTGTGCTGCCCTGGACTCGGTATGTATATGTTGAGACGGTTCCGTCAGTTCCTCTATTCGCAGTCAGCAAGTCTGGTCTCAATGGCCAGAGGTTTGCGACTCTCCTTCCCAATCTTTCTTTATACACTGGTGCAGCTCCCCAGATTGAAAGCATCAGCTCCAATGTGTAGAAAAACTTGTACATAGATTGCATCGGGTTCGCTCGGTAAAACAAAGACATAGCCTCGGAGTCGTCCACTTCGACAACGTCCTGGCTCTTACCTCTCAATTCGTAAAGTTTTAGTTTTATCGCGCCCACTCTTTTACACCTCTTTGATACTGCGGCGTAGGCGAAGCCGGCATAGCCACCGGCGGGGTCAGTTTCAACGGATCCTTTCCTCAGGTTTCCTGCGCTCACAATTATCTTTGAGAACGGATTGCTCGGGAACCATACGAACGCTTTGATTGACCTCTTGATTCTATCGATGAGTGATATTTTCATGTTTTTATAAAAAGAGCCACCGTTGCCTACTCCTTAAAGTTAGCGTGGTGGCCCGTGAGCCGATTATTTTTTTCTATTATAGCACCCTATTTTTTTTCTGCAATAGCTTCTTTTGTTTCAGGGAAAAACTTCAGGTGATATGGCACTTCGTCTTTGACTCGCACCTGGACAACGAACGCGTGGTCGAGCACGTTGACCATTTCTTGTATCTTTTGCAGGTGGGAGCGATCGCGGTCTTTCATAAAGGCGTTAAATTCTGCCATTATCACTTCTTTCGCTTTTACTTTTGTTTTTTTGTTTGCCATTATAGTTGTCTGATTTTAGGTTCTTTGTCTTTGATCTTGATTCCGTTCGCATAGACTGACGACACGAGCTCGGTTCTTATTTCGATTTCAACGGTGCTACCGCAGTGCGGGCATTTCGCCTTGAATCTAACCTTTTGCGGCATAGTCGCGGAGACTTCAAATTCTCTGACTATGGGACCGCTGCACTTTGGGCAGTCAATCGTTGTAAACATTTTTGTTATCCGAGGAACCTAATCCTTGGCTCGAGCTTTTTGTATCCGTTTTTATAATGCGTGTACTCTCCGTATCGACCGGCATCCAGGGCGTGGTCATTGACCTTGACTGGTTCGCCTTCTACGGGTTTTCCGTCTTTCGTTTTCCACATATAGTTTTTAACTTCTTTCTGCAGGTTGACTGAGTCTTTCGTGATCGCAAGCGGGCGAGACTTCACATAGTCGATTCCGTCGTCTACGCTCTTGTCCGCAGGCTCCACGTTGAATCCTGCAATCTTCGTTCCGTCGTCGTCAGTCATTCCTCTTTTTAATTCCTCGATTCGGTTCGGTTCGGCAGCATCGCAGTATCCTTTCATTGTCGAGGTGATCTGTCCTTCCTTGCGAAGCGTGTCGAGCTTGCGCATGAGGTCTTGGTTCGTCAGGTGTTTTTCGTATAGCAATTCCTTCCAGGTATAGCAGCGATCCTTCTCTGTGATTTTCACAACGGCCGTCTCGTTATTAAAACCGAAGTCTATTGCATAAAAGACGTTGTCGGGATTGTCCGGTAAAGCGTCTACGAGCGTCCAGTGCGTATATATTTTGAAGCTTGATTTGCCTCGGAGACCAAGGCCGAATATATTCCAATAGTTCTCGTCCGTATCCTTCAGCAATCTGATTTCTTTTCTGACTTCAGGGTCAATGAATCGGTTGTTTTTGTATGTCGAGCGGATCACTTCGATATCTGTCCTGGTGAGCACGTTGTCATATATCCAGTGGTATTCGTCTGAAGGGTTGTAGTCAATGAATATCTGATTTGATGTTCTCATAATCAGTTGCCTCCACGAATCGTAATCGATTTCGTTGGCCTCGTTGACCCATAGGTTCTTTCTCTTTCGTCCTCTGATTTTTTGTGCCTCATCCAGCGATATAAATTCTACCTCGGTATTGTTAAGCTTGTAGAGATTGTCTGTCTTGTTATGGCAGTATTCGCGGTAGATTCCCCACAGCATAAGAATGTCAAAGAAGTCCCTCATTGCAGTGGCCTTCAGCGCGGGAAGTGTCTTTCTGCAGATAGTATAAACTTCTCGCTTCGGCTCGTTCAACGCTTTCAGTATAAAGTTTTGTGCTATTGCATACGTCTTTCCGCTACGCGCTCCGCCCTCGTGCACGACGATCCTCGCTGTCGAGCTGGCCGTCCTGTGAAAGAGCATTGTCGTCTTTATTTCTATTTCAGGTTGAGCTTGATTCATCTTCGTCGATAGGGTCTGGTAGTATTGTGACCTTGATTGCGGGGAGAGGTTGACCGTTCGCTCCAGTGAATTCGGATCTCAAAGCAAATTCAGATTTCTTCTTTCGCTCGAGGTACTGCATAGCGAGTTTTGGGTCCAGTCTTAAGTTCTTCACGACTGACTCTCTTGCCAAAAGCACAGGGTTTTGTTTTAATGCCTCTTTTCTCTCGGTAAATTCAGGATGTTTTTTTTGGTATTCGTAGAGCGCATCCTTTCCGATACCCGCGAAAAAACAAGCTTCCTCGTCTGTGCAGTCGTAAGAAAATGCAGTCTCAAGTTTGTCAATTGTTTCCCGAGTCATTACTGACGGGCGTCCGACTTTCTTTTTTCCTGTCGCCATGTTATTGTTTTGCCATTTTTTATTATCTCCTCAATGCCGGTGTAGTTAACCCAGCGCTGAACAATTACGTCAACGTATTTCGGATCCAGTTCGACACCGAAGCAGCTTCTTTCCGATTTCTCGGCTGCTATCAAAGTGCTACCACTGCCGAGGAATGAATCCAAGACGATATCTCCTCTCTTTGACGAATTGGTTATCGCCTCAACAACGAGTGCGACCGGTTTCATTGTCGGGTGCTCTTTTGATGCTGTAGGTTTATCGTGTCTCCAGATATCAGTTCTTTGTTTCTTCTTGATCACTTGCCCTTTCACTTTTCCTTCGAGCTTAACCTTGAAGCCCTGGAATGATATCGTCGTAAAGTATCCGTCGAATTCGGTTTTTGCTGCCGACAAATCTTCCCACACGTTGGAGAGGTCTCTCTGATCTATAAAGTGGTGATTCTTTTCTCTCTTTGGCCAGCCGTAAAGAATCGGCTCGTATGTATTTTGATAGTCCGCTCGGGATAGAGTGAAATTGTTTTTGACCCAGATAATAAATGATTGCCAATGTCCTCCTGCTCGCTCGAATGCACCTTTTAACGAATCCAATTCTGAAGAGGACATACAAACGTACACCCCCCCCCGCACGTTATTTACTATCTGCCTCAAGGCGTCGTGCAGAAATTCTCCGAAGGCTGATTTGCTCATTGAGTCATTTAATATTCCTTCACGCTTGTTTTGCGAGTGAGTTCCCATTCCGCCCTCGTACGCCACGTTATATGGCGGATCAGTGAATGCCATCTGTGCAATCTGGCCGTCCATCAGTTTTGTGAATGTTTCGTCTTTGGTTGAATCGCCGCATATCACTCGATGCTTGCCGAGCTCGTAAATATCGCCGAGTTTGCTCTTTGGCTTTTTCACTTCGTCGGGCAATTCGTCATCTTGCTGATCCTTGTCGAGAAGGAGGTCTCTATCAAATCCGGTTAAGTCGAATAGTGGCAGGTCAAGGCCTTTAAGTTCGGCCAATGCCAGGTCCATATTCCATTCGCTCTCGTTAAGCTTGTTGTCCGCGAGCCTGTAAGCCTTAATTTCGGCTTCTGAGAGGTCATCGACGAGTATTGCGGGTATAAGGTGTTCTCCGACCTTAGCCCTTGCCAAACCCAGCTTTACGGTCTCAAGACCCAGTAATTTACAGGCGTCATACCTCCCATGTCCTGCGATAAGCACGTTATTCTTGTCAATCACGATCGGGACGTTGAATCCGAAGCGTCTAATTGACTCGGCTATCTTCGCAATCTGGACTTTCGAATGCATCTTGGCATTCTTGTCGTATTGCTTGATGTCGGATAGCTTTAAGTTTTCGTCTTTGACTTTTGTCATTGTTTGTATTATAGCACTTTTAATTCTTTGGCACGATAACGATATGGCTGAATCTGCTCGGGAGAATCTGACACCCTGGGAAGTTATCAGTGAAGTCATTCTCTTGGAATTGAGTGATGTGATGCCTCGGGTCTCCGTAGAGGTGTTCTTGGTACATACCGGTGCGCTTGGGAGTCGACACGACCACGTTCGAATACTTTGTCATTGTCCTGATCAGGTCAATCGCCTTTTCTTTTTCCCAATGCTCAACTGTATCTATCAATAAAATCGCATCGTACTTATTGTCTCTCAAGATGTCTCCGATATCGAATATGCTCTGTGCGATCACTCGGTTGTAAATTGAGTACAGGGTGTTTCCGAGCCTACCCTCTAAAAAATACTTAGTGTCCTCGGCACAGTCTATAATCAAATCATTGACTGGCTCAAGGCTTCCGCCCTCTTTGGCTGCCTTCTCTACCTTGCAGGATATGTCCTGCTCTCTAATAAGCAATCCGTACTTTCCCATTCCTGGTCCGACGTCGAGGATTGTCTTTGGCTGAAGAAGATATATTGCCCTCAAAATTTGAGGAATGTTTTCTGGGAATGATAGCATGATTTTATTTTTTAATTTTAGGTTTTTTAATTTTTTTTATAACAATCAATATGGGCCTTTCGTAAAGCTTCGAATGAAAAGAAATCTCGGCCGGCTTTCCCATGTGTCTCTTTATTATTTTTTTGATAGCTTCGGCCTCACGCTTAACAATTCTCTCAATTTCAGCACAGTTATATTTTCTCTGTGGAGCTAATATGAGTTTTGGTACCTTAATTTTCTTTTTCATTTTAGTATTTGTTTTTAGTCGTCCCCCAATTATGCTTTCCGTACACCTTACCGAGCACTTCTGTTTTTTGGCCGTTGTGATTTTCTGGCCAGAACGTGAATGCGGGAAGTATCTCTACGTTGGGAGCTCCTGCCGTCTTGTGAAAATCAATAATGTCAGTCAGCATTTTCCCTCCGATCGTACACCACGGAGGAGTTATCTTTTCAGCCCTTCCGATTTCACGGACATAGTCCTCAAGTATCGGGTGGTGCGGGATAGACCCAATCACTGCGTTATTGATTCTGCCAGGGTGTCCGGCAGTTTCGTGATCTCTTACCGCGAAAAAGTCCTTTTCCAAAAATGGAGCTCCTCTTAAAGATTCAAGGCACTCGATATCGGCGTCGATGTATATTCCCCCGAATTTTTCCAATATCTCCACTCTGGCCACGTCGGCAGCTCCGGCGTAATTCTTGGATCCGATAAAGAAATCAAATATCCTGCGATTGACGAGTCCGAGCTTCTCTATTTCTTCAGCTCCCCAGACAAATATCTGGTACTCGCCATTTTTCTGCCTCCAGGTATCCATCCAGTCGA